GTTGTTTTTCGGAAAAGATTCAACCGGTCGAAAAGATTTCGAGATCAAAACGCTTGATTCAAATAACAAAGTTATTCCAAATTTAGACCATGAAGTTCAGGCCGAAATTATCGTCGATGGCCAGATGATTGTTCCTAAAAAAGTGTATAAGGAAAAATGGGTAAAGAAAAAAGGAGCTGAAGCGGCTGAATTTACCGGTCACGAAACCGCATATTTCTGGAATGACGTACCAATGTCACAAAAAGAATTCCAGCAGAAGATTGACAGTATATTTAATGAAAATATTTTCAAATTAATTACGTCACCGACTGCATTCAACGAATTAAAATGGCAAGAACGCCGCGCTGTGCTTGTTGAACTTGCTGGCGGCATCGACACGATGAAAATATTAAAAGGTATTGAAGGTTCTGGCCCTGTTGTGACAGCGTTGGAGCAAGACGGTAAAACTATTGAAGAATTTAAGAAGCAAATCGCTGCACAGATTAAGAAATCGAAAGACGAACTTGACGCAATCCCTCACAGAATTAATGAAGCCAACAGATCGAAGCCTGAAATTCCTGAAGCGGGTTTTGAACACCTGAAATTAATGCTGCAAACTAAAAACGATCAGTTAGGGAATATCGACAAACAGGTTACCGACAAATCGCAAGCGTTCAACGATCAGTTAGGCGTTATTCAATCAAAGAAGGTTGCTAAAATGTCGCTGTCTGACGCGAAGCAGAAAATCTACAACGAAACCCGTGCGAATATTCCGACCGACACTGGTGACGCGGAACTGATTAAAATGAAGAATGACCGGCTGTCAAAACAAAACACCCTGGTTGCTTATAATAACACTGCAAAGCAATTGGCCACCCGTGCAGAAGCTGTGGTTTCAGAAATTACAAGACTAACGGCAGCCATGACGGCAAAGCGTGCCGAATGGTCTGCGGAAAATGCGCGTGAATTGAAATTTTCAGATACAGATTTTTGTTGCCCGACTTGCAAACGTGCCTTTGAAGAAACCGATACTGAAGGGCGTCGCAAGAAAATGATCGACAATTTCGCTGCTGACAAAAACGCAAATCTGGAACGAATCAGCGCAAATGGCAAAACAATGGCAACTGAACGCGATGCGCTCGAAAAAGAAGCGATTGAAATCGGGCAAAAAGCAGAAGAAAACCAAAAAATGATTGGCGTTCTTGCCCTCACAATTGAAGGGCTTAATATTTCCATCAATACTGAAGAAGCAAGAATTGCCGCTGCTCCAAAAGTTTCTGTTGAAGAACAGGTTAAAAAATTGCTTGAAGTTAATCCAGAATATAACGACCTACTTTTTAAAGAACACAACAGCGAAATCGAAATCAACAAACTGACTGCTGAACTTGGCGCTGCTCCAGATACCACCGAATTAAAACTAAAACGTGCGGAAATCGTTCATGCTGCTGACGAAATCAAAAAGGAATTATTCAAAGAAGATCAAATTGAAGCAGTCAATTCGCGCGTGAAGGAATTGGAAGCAGAAGAAAAAACACTTTCATCTGCGATTCTTGAAAACGAAAGACTGCAGTTCATCATCGATAAATTCAACAAATTAAGAATTCAGTTCATCGAAGACACTGTTAACGATAAATTCAAACTCGTCAACTTCAAGATGTTTGAACAGCAGATCAATGGCGGCGAAGCTGAAACGTGCATCTGTACAATAAACGGCGTGCCTTATCTTGACGCAAATACCGCTTCAAAAATTAACGCTGGCATTGATATTATCAACGCTTTATGCGAACATTATAACGTGACTGCGCCGGTATTTGTTGACAACCGTGAATCGGTCATAAGCCTTTTGCCTTGTGCGTCACAGATCATTAATTTATTTGCACTCAAAGGCGAAAAAGTCCTGCGAATTGCGTAATTTCAAAACCTAAAAACTAAAGCTAAATTTTATGAACAAAGAAGAAGAAAAGACAGCGTTGACAACCAACGTGTCAGAAAAAAAATCACTAACACCGTCAGAACGGTTTCTTGGTATGGTGCTGAAAAATTTCGGGTCAGTACCAGGCGAACTTAAACTTGCACCGTTTCACCAGAAATTGATTCAGAACTATTTCATTAAGATGGATATGGTGCTGAAAACTGCTGAAGCAAAGCGGCTGACAAAATCGGAACAGTACCGCGAAGCACTCGCGTACACGTGGGACAATATCGACCGTGAAAAGATGTCAATCGATGTGGTTATTTTCGCAACGCTGGGAATTGATCCAATGCAGCCAAACCAGATCAACTTGATACCATATAAAAACGCATCGACAGGCAAATACGACATCAATTTCATGCTGGGTTATCGCGGTATCGAACTGAAGGCAACAAAATACGGCCTTGATGTTCCTGACGATGTTATTATCGAAGTCGTTTATTCAAATGACGAATTCAGACCATTCAAAAAGAACGACAAAACACGTGTTGAAACGTATTCATTTGAAATCGGTAAAAAAACTGAAAACCCATTTGATCGCGGCGAAGTTGTGGGTGGTTTTTATTACATGAATTATTTTGATGCGCCAGAAAAAAACAAGCTCCGTTTGTTTTCCCTTGCTGACATTACCAAAAGAATTCCAAAAAATGCCAGTGCCGAATTTTGGGGCGGTGAAAAGGACAACTGGAAGGACGGAAAAAAATCCGGTAAACTGAAAGTTGAAGGCTGGTTTGAAGAAATGGTTTTCAAAACAATTTCACGTGCAGCATACAATAGTATTACTATCGACAGCCAGAAGATTGACGATAATTATGTCAAATTGATTCAGCTTGAAGTTGACGGTAAGAAAACCACTGAAGAAAAAATTGACGATCATGTTAATGAAAACACCGGGTCTGTTATTTTCGACGATCACATTGAAGTTGAAGAACCGGCAGCGGAACAACAACCGGCAACCGGCCCAGCGTCTGAAGTAAAAAAGCCAGTAGCTGAAGCGAAGCCAAAAGTTGAAAAGAAAAAAACAGAAGGCGGCGGTAACGGTCCAGGATTCTAAACATGAAGTTGACGGTAGTAGGGACAGGTAGCAAAGGAAATTGCTACCTGTTAACCGCCAGCAACGGCGAAACGTTGATAATCGAAGCAGGCGTTCATGTGAAGGAAATAAAAGAAGCAATGGGCTTTTCGTTCAATAGCGTTGTGGGCTGCATAATAACACACGAACACAACGATCACGCTGTTGCGGCCGGCCATCTTCAGAACTTAGGAATTGATACCTATTCCACACGTGGAACGCACAAGGCAATGAACTGGACATCGCACAGGTCAAAATGTTTCCCGACCGAAACGATGACAATTTCGCTGGGCGAATTTCGTGTTATTGCTTTCGACGTTCAGCACGATGCTGCTGAACCGGTCGGGTTCTTGATCCATCACAAAGAATGTGGCAAGGTTTTGTTCCTGACTGACACGTGTATGTGTAAATATTCATTCGCTGGGCTGAACAACGTGCTGATCGAAGCCAACTATTCAAAGAAAATCATTGCCGAACGATATGGCGACGGTGCTGACGATTTTCTGAAGGATCGGGTTGCGAAGTCTCACATGAGTCTTGAAACGTGTCTGAAGACGCTTGAAGTGAATGATCTGGCAGCGGTCAACAATATCGTGCTGATCCATTTGAGCGATACCAATAGCCATGCGCTTGAATTTGCGCAAGCCGTGACCGACCAAACGGGCAAAAATGTATGCGTTGCGTCTGCCGGTATGGTGATACCCTTCGACAAAACACCATTTTAGCGTTTTATGGCCAGCCAATAGAATCAACGGGTTGAATACGTTTGTTAAATTTTAAACGTAATTTATTTGTCAATTAGTGGATTAATGTAAAAGGTTGCTGTATATTTGTCAGGTAATCAAAAACGAAAAAAAACATGAACACACAAATTAAATGTGACGACAAGAATTGCAAAAACACAGCGACACATAGTGCCGAATGTCTTTGGGGTAAAGGAGGGTATATTTTTACGTGTGAAAATCACGCGCCCGAATGGCTTAAAGGCATAAAACTAGGCGAAATGTCGCCGCCAGCACAAATTTTCGGAATTAAAAAATCATGGTATCAAAGAGTTCCTTTGAACTAAAAATAAACCTAAAAATAAAAATGTGGATTTTACCAAACAATCACCCGTTATTCTCTCACTATGTCCTGGAATGCTTGGTCTCGAAAGAGGATTTGAAAGAGCTTCTTCCCGAATTGGTTGGAGAAAGCACACAACCGCAGCTTATGTGGAGATCGAAGCCTTCATCGTTTGGAACTTGGTTAAGCAGATGGAGCAAGGTGTATTGGGTGCAGCACCTGTTCACTCGAACATTAAAACCTTCCCTTGGGAAGTCTTTCGAGGAAAAATACACGGAATCTTTGGAGGTTATCCCTGCCAGCCTTTCAGTGTTGCTGGAAAAGGAAAAGGAGTTGACGACCCTAGACACCTCTGGCCCTATATTTATTCCGGAATCCAATCAATTATGCCTGAATTTTGTTTTTTTGAAAACGTCAGAAACCACCTTAACATTGGATACCAAGAAGTTAGGGGGGGGTTGGAAGCAATTGGTTACAAGGTTAGCGAAGGAATCTATTCAGCGCAAGAAATTGGCGCGCCTCACAAACGCGACCGCTTGTTTATCCTCGCTATCTTGGCCAACACCGACAGTAATGGCAACGAGAAAAGATATGCCGATAGAAGAAATCCGGAAAATCCAGGCAGTACTAAAACAGAGCAAGAAAAACGGGAACGGCTTCGGGCTGAATCTTCATCAAGCAGTAAAGATGTGGACAACTCCGAACACAAGGGATTGGAAAGACACGCCCGGAATGAAGACAGTGAGAAAAGATGGAAGAGGCAAGATAGATCAGTTACCGCGTCAAGTTTTCCAATGGGACAAGGACAAAATCAATATGAATGGGAAGTTACCCGTCTTAAATCCCGGCTGGGTCTTACAAATAATGGGTACAACTTTACAGAAGACCTTTTGCGAATGGCGGGAAATGGAGTAGTTGAGCAGGTAGCCGAATTAGCATTTTTAGACCTTTTAAGAAAACACGATTTACAATAAATATTAATTTTAACCTCAATCCTTAAACCTACTTTATGGAAAATGAATTTAAAGAAGTACCAATTGAAGTGCAGAACCTGCACCATTCACAGGCTCACAAAGCGTGGTCGAAATACGTTGATTCTGACAAAGGAAAATCCGACAGCCTGAAGATGTCGAAGGTCATTAACGATCTGGCTGAAGCTAAGGAGTTTTACGACGTTATTAAATCCAATTGGATTGCGCTATTCAAAAGTAAAGAACAGGAAAAATGGTTTCGTATCGAACGTGACAAAGACGCATTTAATGAAATGCAAACAGCCATGACCGCAGAACTTGACGAAACCAAAGCAATGCTGGCTGAAGCGCGTGAACGATTAGTTAAACTTCAAGCGCCGACGATCAGATGAAAAAAGGAAATTCAAAACACTACCAGCTAAAGGGCGCGACAAATCCCGACGGGATCACAACGCCAGCGGGTTATGACGCAGCCAAATTAAAAAAGAAGGGTGTTGTGTCACCACAGGGCGAAATATTCCAAGTAGGGCCGCGCACGTCAGTAATGATTCAAGTTCCTGAAGGATTAACCGGCGCAGCACGCCTGAAGTTCATCAAGAACAAGATTGAAGTAGTTCGATTATCAATGCGTAAAGTTGTTTAGAGATGGAACAGGAACTTCATAAACTGTGCATTGCGCTTGCTGGCCTACAATCTTCATGTCCCTGCGAAGCTCAATATTTCAATCTTTCACATTTAGACGGATTTTTTGAATCAGCAGATATAGATAAACGTGTGTATATCGCTCCTACTATTTCAGAAAAGGTTTTAACAAGCGATGAAAGAAAAAGATTCGGAATAAGTTTCAGCGGAACAGCTCCAGAAAACGCAGGTCATTATGCTGAAATGATTAAACAAATGCTTGATAAAAGCAGATTCAGCGTGATTGATTTATTAACTGGCGAAAAAATTTGGCCAAAATCCCACAGCCTCAACCCGACCTTACAAGACCTTGAACGCCGATTCAATCGAACAGGACAACGACCTGCCGACCTATTCCCTGAAGGCTGGAAATTGACACGATTCCTTGATCTGGTCAGCGACAAAAAGAAAATGTACCTGCACTTCAGTCGGTACGGTAACCATAAAAAGCCACGCAATGAAAAAGATTATTAAAACGCTTCACCTTCCAATTAAAAAGGAATGGTTCGACATGATTGCTTCAGGAATTAAAACAGAAGAATACCGCGAAATTTCTGACCATTGGATCGCGCGACTGATCGAAACAAAAGTCAAAGTTGTTGGCGAAGGCTTCAAAAAGTACGATGTGATTAAATTCACAAACGGTTATGCTGCAAACGCTCCTTCGCTAACAGTCGAACATATTAGCACGCATATTGGTTTAGGAAGAATAGGTTGGGGCGCTGATTTAGGCAAGAAATATTTTGTAATTAAATTAGGCGAAATATGTTAACAGACAGCGAACCTGAAATAATCGTCGAACACGACGTTAAAAAAGAACGAACAGTTACCGGTTTTTATTGGCTGCTTGGTACAGTTATAGCCGTGCAATTGCTGGGCTGGTTATTAATCGAAAACATCGTTGCTGACGATCAACCTCAACCAAAAGGTAAAATTTACCACGCAATCCCTGACTTCGGAATTGACACTTATTTTAAATCAGACCCACAGCCCTGGCCTTACGGAATTAAACCAAAGAACTAACATGAACGGAATCTTTAACGGTAAAACAGTCGCCTTCGTCGGGCAAGCGCCTATTCTTGAACGAAAAAGACTAGGGCCAGAAATTGATAAGCATGATATCGTGTATCGCACGAACATTTTCCCGATCCGCAACGAAGCTGACTACGGCAAGAAGTGTAACGTGATAAGCATATTGCCACGCTTCAACGAAATAATCAAGACAGTGGACGTAAAAAATCTAATCCTGTTCGACGAAGCTGCTGAAATCCGGTTCAACCAATCGAAATACATCGTGACCAAAGACGAGCGCAAGCAAATTGCCGCATGGGCGCTGGACGAACATAACCTTGATATTATCAGCCCGACTGCTGGGCTTGTTGCTTATTGGTTGGCGATGAAATTCGGCGCGGCTTCAGTGAAATTCTACGGAATTACCGGATATCAAAATAAATCTGGTGAAGTTGCAGATCACATCAACGAAAAACACTATACAGATTCCGTTTATGAATGGACGGGCACACCTAGAAATTCCGTAACTGCCGACATGAAGAATTACAAGTTTCACAACTTCACAAATCAAAATGATCTGTTCAGAATTCTACTGCGTCAGGAACTGATTCAGATGGATAAATACAGCCTTGAATATTTCAAACCAACACCTTAGTCGTTCGTCTTTTCGATGTTGTCAAATTCTTCTTTACACTTGATGACGAACGATTTTCTTTTCTGAATTTTTCCGGCAAAATCTTGATTGTTTCTGTAAATCCTGAAATTGTTGTAACGCTCAAAGTTATAAACGTTGTAATCCGTTACCATACATACTTCAGCGAAAAGATAATCCATTATAGGTGTCATGGCTTGTTCGCTTGAAAGAAGATCAAGTTCAAGATCATATTCACGCGTCATGCGATCAAGTATTTGCATACGTTGACGCTGTGAACTGTTCAGTACAATGCCGTCATTTTCGATTGGTGAACCAGACCAGAAAAACGCACCCGGTAGTCGAATTTGTTGTTGCCAGTATTTAATCGCTTTACCTGCAACAACAGGGATCAATGTGCTGTAATCTTTTCCATGCAGCAATTTACCGTGATGTTGTGTTTCGATTCGCACAGTTCTGTTCGCAGCCCGATCAGTATATTGTTGCAATTTGAAGCATGGCGTTCGTTCCTTCTGCACGATGTTGCCCAGCGAATCTTTGTTTATCAAAATTCCGTACCATTCACAGTAACCATAAAGATCGTAGATTTTTTTAGCTTGAAATTGGTAACCGTAGCAGCTTGTCATGTTGAACAGTATGCCGTGACTGTTGTTTGAAATCAATGCTGATTCAACGCCGTCTGCAACAACATAAACTTCGTGCGATCCACCGGTAACAGAATTCTGAAACAAGCTGAAGAAATCGTTCTTGCGTTTGTCTGTTCCAACTGTATCGGTGAACATTTTTAAGCACGGAACGCACTGAATAATGCACGCACAAAAATCTTCGTCTTCAACCAAATCTGGTATCACAACAACAGGAATATCACGGCGAATTGTTGAATAATGTTTCGCGGTTTGAGGGTTTGAAGATGTAGGGAATAATTTTATTGCCATGACTATCTGTTTTCGTAAAGATGTGAAATAATATCCCAATTTTTTGTGGGATCAAGCGCCCCTTCTTTGACCAATGATTCGACGATAATTTTATCACCAGCAACGTCATGTGTGATCTTCACGTATGTTTGGCCGTCAAGTGGTTCAAGGGCGTTGCCGGAATAACCCCAATCTTTGCTTGAATGCAGGCTGTACCCCGGCGCTGATCTGTCAGACCGAACAACTGTGTGTTCGGCTACCAAAAACGCAGTCGTCAACGCGCTGATTCCAGGTTCTGAATAGGTTGTTTCGATTCTGTTCTGTTTACCGTTGAAGTAAGGGATCAGTATGTTGTTTTCATCGTAGATTTTATGAACACCCACGAAAACATTCGCGCCAGTGTTAACGTCGTAGTCGCGCACAACTGATTTTTCAGAATAGATTTCGTAAGTAGTATTTACACCCTGGTTGAAAACAGTCACTTCGATTTTGCAATAAATACCAAAATTCGCAACAGCCGAATAGTTCGATGTTTTGAAGTTCAAATTGTTGTTCGGCTTCGTATCGTCGAAGAACGGTGTGTAAGGAATTGTAGGGTTGAACAGCGTCGTGTCGTCCTTCATGCGTAGTGGGAACGTTAGCTGCCAAACTTGATCGCCAAATGATCCTGGCGGTTTTGCCTTAACTGTGTACTGCTTCGCGATGGCCGTCGGGTTGATATTGAAATCACGATACCCGGTAACGTTTACGATTTGATAAGAACAATCAAAAACAAATGCGTCAGCTATACTGAAAATACTAGAAAGCGGTAGATTAATTTCGTCAATAACACCTTCGACTTCTGTGGTTGCGTCATACGTGACGAGTTTCGCGACGATCTTTTCAACTGAATGCGTTTGGCCCACAACTTTGTGCAGGTTAAACGTTGCAAAAAATAATTCAATTCTATCGTTCCATAGTTTGAAATCTGAATTATCACTACCGCCACTGTTGGGTGTTTTTTCTGCTGTAAAACAGCCGATTCGGTGGCTTAAAATATTGCCTGAAATATCTGAATTCTTCGTGTATTGATTTACATCAACCCACACTGTTTTGCCGTCAGCAAGCGCAGCTGAAAGTGTTTGGTCACCAACAGACATAAAAATGCCGTAGCGATCACCGTTTGCAATGGCAGCTTTTTGTGCGGTTGAATAATCAATATCAAACATGATATCTAACTTCGTTGGGTCTGCGTTCAGCAGAACAAACACATCTTTGATGAAATCAACATCGACAAGCGCACCGCCTTCGACGGCAGTAGCTTGCGCGAAAACACGGTTAACTTCCCACGTATCACCATTGTTTGAATACTCCGTTTCTGTTGGCAATTTGGCTACGTAAAGAATTATTTCTTGCCCAGCCGGAAAATTGGAGCCTGTTTTTTTAAGCTGAACGGTTACTGTATTCACAACGGTAGCTTCTAAACTTGCGAGTGCAACAGCCGCTGGGTTTTCGTAAGCCACCGAAAGGCAAGAATAAATTCCTGTTCCGTTTGAAAAACTTTTATCAATGTAGCCCAATGATCCGTTCGTGACGTTATCGTTGAACACACGGTATTCATTCGGGTCGGTTGAATCTGTTCCGAATTTGTATTGACAGATATACCGCATTGACATCGGCAGAATGAATGCGGGCGGTGGTGTGTTGTTAATTAAATAAGAAAGCCACCCAGCAAGGTGGAAATCAACGCGAAAAATGTGCTCTATTTCAAACGTAAAAGTGTAATCGTCTGCGGCTGTGCTTACCCAAGAAGCAACAACCGATTCAGTAATTTCAGCCGAAGGCGTCATTGTCTTCGTTAATGTTACAGGACTAGCGCCAATTCCGTCTGCAAAATATGCCTGCGGCTGACCATCAAGCCACGACAAGAAGTTTGGGCCAGAAGTTGTGAGTGAAGGCGGCGGTAAGATATTCGGAACAATACCGAACTGAAAAATTAGCGATGTTGGAACAGTTGTATTGTGAAATTTCAAGTCGTCATAAATCGTACCATCAACCAAAGTTCCACCACCGACGTCTGTACAAGTCATTGTTGGCCCCGAAATATTTGTAATAGTTTCATCAAAGTCGGGGCCGGCGTCTTGAATTTTAATAGTGTCCCCAATTTTACCCAACTGTGTGGCCCAATTAAATGTGGGGTCTGAATGAATAAAAAATATTTCACCAGTACCCTGAATAAACTGCACTGTATTAACAGTATCAGCATACACGAAAGTTTTGAACGTTATGGATGTTGAAAACTTCACCCGTTCAAGCATATTCGCCTTGAAAAACGTGCTGTATTCACTAGGATCAACGGAAAAAGTAGGCCCGTTGCGCGGCTCCCTGTAAAATACCCGGTTGTTAACAGTTATTTGATTCATGCTGCAAAGTTATTAAATTTCAATTTCCGTGATGTTCGTATCGAAAGGGTCTTGCACCTTTATGTTTGTCGTGGCTTCGTGACCATTTTCAACATAATTAACGAAAGTAAAATGCGCTTTTTTTCCATCAAGATCAAAATACGGGTTACCTTCTGTTTGGATTGCCGTTTTAACACTCCATTTTGTGCGAAGTCCTTCAACCAATCTGTACTGACCTTTGAATTCATTAATATCGGCAGGGCTGAAAGGTTTGTAATAATTGTTATACAAGGGCTTTGCGCCTATGAAGTCTTTGAAATTTTCAGGAATTCGGTACGTGTAGCCGATACTTGGTTTATAAACCTGTTTAAGATATAGCACTTTAGGAATGGCCCAGCTATCATCTTCTACCTTCAGCACGCCATCGCGGTGAGTAAGCGCAGCATTCAAACCTGTTTGGTCAAGAATTTCTTGAAGTGCTGCTAATGCGTCAGCGCCTGGGCCTGAATTACTAATGTCAGTATAATAAGCGTTGAATTTGTCCTTAACCGCCTGCAAATACGTGTTAAAATTAGCCGTGACGCCTTCAAACAGTTCAGCCATGTTGTCGAACGTTTTCTTTCGCACACACATAGCCCAGGGAATTTCGAGGTTGTCGATTTTCTTCAGCAAATTCATTTTCGGGTTCAACTCCGTAATCAATTTACGACGCACTTCATGGCTGTCGCCGTTCTTTTCGGTAAGCGTGTGCGCATCACTCATGTCGTACTGATAATTAAGCATGACTGTACCTTTCACTTCATCTGTATCGTCCCTGTAAAATCCATTAGCCTGCTGTTTAACCGTTCTAATAAGTTCGTTGTTTGCCTGGTAAACTGGCGACGTTACCCAATAAGGGTCGCTTCGTGTCTTCAAATGCACCGTCGTGCCGGTTATTGCCGTTTTCAGGTTAGTCATGATATCAATATTTTCAAGCGCTGTACCTATAATATAACCAGAATCATTACGCTTGAATTCACCTGTGACCGGCAAATATTGCATAAGCAAACCAGGGTTTTCGTTCTGCGATCCTATTAAATAAGTATTGCTGGCCCAATCGTCAAGAATTCCGAACTGAACCGAATACCCTTTTGACCCGAAAGCCTTCGTGAATAATTTCTTCACTGAAATCCCTTTATAGTACCGAATCGTCGGGAAAAGTAAATCGCGAATCAGCGCCCATTGCTGCATAAGCCCCTTAATTGTTAGCCATGCGTTAAGTATGACTACGCCTAATTCGATGACAGCAATAGCAATGCCCAAACTTAACAGGTTCGCGATGGCTCCCAATATGTTTGAAAAAATCTGCGTCATCGACTGCACAACCGTGAAGGCGAACTGCGAAATAATAAGCGTTCGTTCACGTATGTTTTTTTTGCTTTCGATGATAAAAGGAACGTCGATATAATCGCCCGGCACTAAGTTACCGTTCTTTACAAGCGCCCCTTGTGTCATGACTGCGATTTCATCAAGCACCGTTTTAGGATCACTTAGCTGCACAACAGGACACTGAAGTTTAACAGGGTTTTGCGTTGAATCATATTCAAGTTCGCGAAGATTCAAGTACCCATTAAATGCGATCAATGTAAGACCACCTTCAGTCAATGTGATTCTGTACGGCATACCGTTGTGAACGCCGTAGGTTGCTTTCCATGCGAGAATTGCAACAGCCGTTTTACCGGAAAAAGTGAACACGTTGCTTGTCATTGTTGTTTCAACAACGCCATCATTCAGCACAGCATCAAGGCCGTTTTCCTGCCATTCGTCAGGCGGGTTCAAATTCTGGAACGGGTTACCGTATGCGTGTATTTGTGCCATCTATTTTCCGCGTTTAACGTTGTACCTTACTTTTTCCTTACGCAATCTACTTTTGTACTGATATTCAAAATAACCGACGATAGAATTAAAATGACTTACCTGGCGCGGTTGATTTTCTGGCGCAGTGTTACTGATTACCTGGTCAAGTTTGCCCGCAAGTTTTTCATTCGTTCCGTTCAGATTGATCGACGGCAGCATTTGACCGCCGTTAGGTATAGCCAGACGAAGTGATTGCGGTAAAATACCATTTTTCACCATGTTCACAACGTCCTGAATTGAACGCTTACCTTTTTGAACACCAAGGTCTCGCATCTGTGCGCCTGTAACAATACCTTCATTATCATCAACCCGGACGAAATGACCGTCGCGCGTGTTAGTGTGACCCAATTCGTCAGCGACACTGTACGGCGTTCCTTCGTAGAACTGCGGCAGATTCTTCGCAAAACTCATGATATCACTAAGATTATTTTTAATGTCCGCAACACTGTGGCCGTCTGACAACAATTTCATTGCAGCAATGGTAAGTTCAAGTTCACGTTTACGCGCTTCAAGTTTTTCAATTTCAAGTTGTGCTTTTTTCTGAGCATCACGTTCTGCTTCGATGGATTCGGTAGCATTCAGACCACGTTCTTCAGCGATCTGGCGAAGCTCGTTTTCCATATCCTTAGAATCGCCGTAAATATCTTCTTGATTCTTAATTTGCCGATCAATCAAGGCTGTCTGTGTTTCAAGTATTTCAGTCAGAGTTTTTGTCAAATCTTGAAATGATTTTTCAAGCGATTCCATCGCCTTCTTTTTCATTTCTTCTTTCTTCTTCAAAAGTTCTTCTTCTTCAGTCAACAGCGCACGGTTCAGCGCAAGGTTCGCTTCCATGTATTCGGCAGAATATTCACCGAACAATCGCAGCGCTTCTTCGTTTTCAAACTTCAAGTTATCAAGACGTTGTTTGCGCAGCGCTTCTTCAATTTCTGTGCGATTCTTGCCTTCTTTCAATAGGAAATTTTCAAGATTCAATATTCCTTCTTCGTTGGCTTGCTTCAGGTCTTCAAAATATCGCCGGTCAATTTCCAATTGTGTTTTAAAATTTTCTTGCTTTTGTTCCGCAAGCGCCTTGTTCAAGGCCAAATTAGCGGTAACATATTCGTCAGAATATTCGCCAAACAATTCAAGCGCTTTTTCGTTTTCGCTTTTCAAAATTTCAAGACGAGCTTCAGCCATGATTATGGCTAGTTCTTCTTGGTCAGCGCCCGCCTTTATGGCGTTATTTTCAATAACCTTCAGGTTGTTTTGATTGTTTTCTTGATACCGCTTGAAATAATCCGTATCAAGTTCAAGTTGCGTTTTCTTTTTCTTTTCGGCGTCACCTTCACCGCCCGCAAATTCACGTTCAACAAAACTAAACGGCGTTAAACCGCCCATGCTTTTCTTCAGTTCTTCAATGCGTGCATTAATGTCAGGAATACTATTAAACCCTTCTTCGTCAATATTAAAATTGATATCCTGACCACCGCCGCTTTTGATTTGTAAATCAAGCGCCGCTAATTGATCCCTTAAGTCTTTTAACTGGTCTGCTTTTGTCTGAATATTTCCAGTAGCATCTGGAATGCCTGGAACAAATCCCTGGGCTTCTAAATCTTTGATTTGCTGCCTTAGTTGTACCTGTTGTTGAAGCAATCTGTTTCTTCTTTCTTCATTAATTGGGTCTAATTTATTTTCAAGCAAGATTCTTTTTTCCAAAAGCGCGTTAATTTCTTCTTCAACCAATCGCACCCGGATTTTCATTTCCATGTTCTTGATGACGACCGCTAACGCTTCAGACAACTGCCTGTTAAATTCAATATCGTTCTTCAAATCCTTCAGGTAAATACCATACGTAGCACTTAATTCCTTTATTCCTTTTTTTCGTTCGTCGGTTCCGTGTTTGGTTGCGGCAAGAGCATCGAAAACAGCAGTCAATTGCGCTTCTTCCTTCGCCATTTCGGCTGTCAGTTTTTTGTTCACATTGGTAAGGCCCAGCGCTTCTTCTTCAAGATCACCCATTCCTTCAGCGGTTGCGTCAACAGCTTCTTCGGTTGACCAAAATAAACTGACGAGTGTACCCACAGCCGAAAGGATTGCCAGAAAAGGAATTTTTTTCAACGTATCGCCAAAGGCTTTTGCTGAAATAGTACCCATTCTGAAGGCTTTCGCTGAAGCCATCATTGCTTTTGTTGAAGCGATAAGGCTAGGGATCAAGCCCGCGCGAACAAGTTTCATGTTCTTGTCAAGTTCGTAACGCCAAAGTTTTTGTTGAATGGTAAACGCAAGCCATGCGCGTATTGCGCCCCAGACAACCTTGATGATTGTTTCAAGGTTATTTGTTACAAATTTGATCGTTCCCTTCAAAAGTCCCAGCGTACTTGTGCTTTCAGACCATTTGATTATTAGATTTTCCCACCCAGCTTTCAGACCTTTCACAGCCATTGTCATGGTGTTGCTGTTGATAGCGGCTTGATCTGTCGCGACTGACGTGCCAGTTACCCCGGCAGTGTATTGGTTCATCAAGTCGATGTTTGAAAGCAATATACGGCCCGTTGAAATGTTTTCTGCACCGAAAGTTTTCTGAAGGAATGCGTCCTGTTCCATCGCTGACCCGTAAGATTCCATTTTTGTACGCGCTTCTTCAAGCGCATCGTTGATGACGAACTGACCGGAAGCGTAACCCATACCGGCCTGCTGTAATTTCAGGATTGACCCGCGTAATTTTGTACCAGCTTCAGCGCCAATGACACCAAACTTGCCTAAAACTTCAATAAGTGCAACAGATTGTTCAAGCGATATGTTCGCGCCAGCAGCAACAGAACCGAAGTTTTTCATTGCTTCAGATACGTCAACCACACCAGCAGACCCGACAAGGGAACCAGCCGCTAAAACGTTCATAACGCGTTCCGCTTGATCTGCGCCCAGACTAAATTGATTCATGGCAGATGCCATTGCAAGCGTCGAATTCTCAATTGTATCGCCAGATGCTTTTGATAAAATAATTGCCGCTTCAGCTACCTGTTGCAGCCCTGCCGAATCCTTCAATAATTGTGGCATTTGTGACCCGACGATTTCAAATAGCTTAGTTGTTTCAGTGATCGAAACACCCATAGCATCAGCAGTGTCAATAACTTTGCCTTTTAAGTCTTCAAGGTCTTGCCCAACAGCGCCAGTAATAGCACTCATTGATTGCGTCGCTTTTTCGTAGTCGGTAATTATTCCCAGCGAACTTGAAAGCAATGTGAACACGCCAAACGATAGCCCCAATGCGCCTAATGTACGCGTAAGGCCACCAAGCGCTCGTTCGTATTGACCGACTTTATCCTGGTGCATTCCCAGATTTCGGTTTGCTTTATCCCGAACAGCGTTGAGCTGAAGAATTTCTTGCCGCAATGCGCGGGCCTGTATAGTTTCACCCTTTTCTGACGCAACAAGGTCGCGATAAGTGGCTGTTAATGTCTTGATTTTAGTCTGAAGTTGATGATAAGCGGAACCGTTTAGCTTTGTTTGCTTTTCTTCTTTTTCCGCAGCCTTACGGGCTTTTTCTCGTTCTTGCTGAAGCATTCGTTCTGTACGAATCTTCTGTTGCTTCAGTTTTTCTTCAGTAATTATCGCTTTGTTAAGTTGATCTTCAGCCTTGATTTCGGCCTGTACCAACTTCAGATTCGCTTGCGTTACTTTATTAAGTTCCTTGTCGATTTTCATCTTAGAAACAAGTGCCTGGGCCGCTTGTTTTTCAGCAGCAGCAAGTTCAAGATACCCTTTAGCGTTGTTCTTTGTGTTTTGAGCAAGTATTTTTTGATTCTTGATAACAATGGTCAGTGAATCTGAAAAGACTTTTGCGGCCTCTGTTGAAAGCTGAATGTCGGCCCGGAAATCTTTACTGATTCCAGGTTCAAAAAGTTCGTTACTCTTTATCGCTTGTGACATCTTTATCGTATTTTGCGGTGATTGCTGCGTTTCTATCGTTGACGACCTCCGTAATTTGCAGGAACTCGAATAAGGTGGTGGTGGTTGGATCAATTGGCTGTTCAAAAGCCATTCGCACCTGCATTCTGTATTTCACAAAATCAAGTGCTGAATCATCCGGTACATACATGAGGTTTTCGATCATGGCCCGGTAGTTATTAATCCAATTCATTTGATGTTCTTCGCCGTCCGCGTACAACTCGTATGCTTCCATCAGCATAAGGGTCAAATCGCGGTATTTTTCCATCTTGTCGCTGATGCCTGTAATTCTGCTATAATCGTCGTGAAGATCAAAATAGGCTTCGCGTAGTACAGCAGCGCTGACAATCCTGTTGCGGTCTTCTTCATCGCGAATAAGCCAGCGAGGGTCGCCCGTTTCATTGAGTTGCTCCCATGCTTCAAGCATGATCGTGCGGGTACTGTTTGTAATACGTAATTCTGTCAGCCTTTTACGGCCTTTCATGTACCGGTTGTAAATGAATAAACCTGTCGCGAAAGTAACAGGTAGAAAAACCAGAAGAAGTATGTATTGTAACCAGTTCATCAATCAAGCAGGTGTTTTAATATTTTTTGTTTGTAGAACGAAAGCATAAAAAGCGCAAGCGTTCGTTTATTCTCAAAGGTTAAGCCCTCAATTTCTTTACCCCATTCGACCAGCAAATCAGTCGATCCCTTCATGTGTTCAGATTCAATTTCAAACTGTTCGCCGGTGATACGGACGACCTCGAAAGAATCGTGAAATTTTCCGGTGTCGTGTAGATCGATGCTGGTGGGCGACTTCTTTTTACCTTTTTGCATCGTGCTGGGCGCATATTCACCACCCTTTTCGTACAGCGGTGTTTCTTCAGAATCCATGAAGTAAACCGTCATTTGTTCAACGTTCAGCTTGACAGCGAAATCCCTAACTTCTTTCTTTGACATGACCTGCACGAAAAGACTTTGTTCGCTAATCAGCGCCGCACGCCGCAGCAACTTACCAACACGCGTCTTTTCAAGTAGTCCTATTCCCATATTGTCAAAAAAAAGCCCGACCGTTTTAACGACCGGGCTTTTATATTTTTTTACCGTTTTGCTTAACCTTCGACCTCTCTTTTGAACGCAACTGCGCGGTCGTAGTATGGTTTCGGGTCAGCGCCCTTCAACGAGCGCTTCCACATATTCGCGAAATCTTCAAAGTTTCCTATCGCGTCCGTTGCAATTTCAACGGGGCCATCCTTCCATATTTCACGCCCATTTTTAGGTTTAGAAGCTGGCGACTTCTTGCCGCCAGCGTTCCGTGTTTGGTTTTTTGCCATTTATTTCAGGGGTTATGTTCCTGTCAATGTAACTTTTAACGGTCTCATGTGATAACCGGTTTTGAACAACTCAATGCGAATCACATCGCCAATTGTTTGACCTGGGGCCATAGTAATTACAGCTTCGCCGTCTTCAGCGCCAGCAGCAACAGTTGCTGTGATGGCAGCTGCATCAGTTTCGTTGTACACTTTACCAGGCGTCACGCCGCCGTCAACCGACAACCATGAAGTTGCAACACCGACAACTGGTTTCTTTTTACCAACACCTCCGTAAAGGCTGTGGAAATAGACGTCAATTGTCAAGCCTCCTGCGTTAGCAGATGACGATGCGATCACCTCAATAGGCTGAAGCGCGAACCAGTTCTTAGCTGGGTAAGCGATTTGTGCTGTATCGATGTAGTCACGGTTTGCATCATTTTCAAGCTCGTCGATCATCATGCTACACATGATTTTCTGAACTGTTCCTTTCACCGGTGGTGAATACTGAGCAGACAATGTTCCTTGTTGTAATTTGATCGACACAAGGTTGCCGTCGCCGTCATTCATACCGTTAAGCTGACCGCTGAACGTTACAAAGATGACACCCAATTCTTCGCACTTGATGCTATCATAGCACGCTTTCAGGGCTGGGTTTGCTTCGCCACCGAAATGATCCCAAGTAATAGGAGCTTTTAATTCTTCACCTGTTGGAATTGGTTTACCACCAATTTCTTCTGTTTCAGCCGTAGGTGGTGGTGAAACAAGGTTTTCAAATTGAGGGAACACCCACCAGCGCTTAGTCTCGTCGATGTGATTCAATTTGGCTTCAACAAACGCTTTGTTGATAACTGTACCCGCAGGAATACCGTTTAGGGTAGCATCACTAGCTTTGTAGTGCATGAAGATCGGGAACTTGTCCCGTCTTACTTGCGGCATACAACCGCTTTGTCCGGGGTTTAAAGCACCGCCGGCGCATTGGCATTCGATTTCGTAAATCATAAAATTTTAATTAAGGTTTCTGCGCCGGAAACGACCGGTACTAAAGCACCAAAAATATGTAAAACAAAACGTAACATACTAACGATTAATAGCCTTATCAATTAATCAACAATATAACGGTTTCACCCGCGATCAATAAGAACGCGCCTGTCAGCCATTTTTTAAGTCGTTCCCTTTTGCGTTCTGAATCTGCTAAGTTCGCCTGAAGATCATTAATGACTATTTTTTGTTCAGCAACAAGCTGATTCAACAGTTCAATTTCGGCAAGATTCAAACTAATTTGATCCTGAAGGTTTTCTACCTGGGCCAGACGTTTGTCTGCGTTGATTAAACATTCAAGGCAGCGAATATCTTGCGCGTCCGTGTAACAGATACAACTATCTTGGGTTGATAATTGCCCGTAGGCTGTCGCGTTTAGAACGCACAGCGCCAACGACAAGAAGACTATCTTTAGTAATTTCATCATTTATAAGTTTAAATTCTACTTTCAGGGTATCGCCTTGATCCTGTATTTGTCCAACCTGAAAATCGTACAGCTCGTAGTTTATCGGCTGCGTTTGTTCCGGTTGCTTGTGTAAAATGGTCATGGCTAAATCGGCTGCAATATACAGCCCGGCAAGTATGTTGATTATCGTTTGTTGCTTCATTCTTCAGGTGGTTTTGATGCTTCAATTTTTTCATCCTTTTTCTTGAAATACGCCTTGATTCCCAGCAAAGAAAGTATAGTTGACACGTTGGTAATAGAAATGAATTCCATTAAGTCCCAGGCACGATCTGATTCGTTGTACATCGACAGGGCCATTTCACACTCACCAGCCGCAAGTAAAAAATCGCCAGCCGAAAGCATTCTGACAAACTTAAACACTGCACAGCCTAGCCATGTCCACTGTATAATCATTGTCATAGCCGCAAAAGCGTATGCAACTAACTTCGTCCGGGAATATCCAGCCGGTTCACTATCGAAGGAACGGAAATATTTTTCCACAACCTTGCCTGACCAATCAATTAGCTTCTTCATTACGCCGCGTTTAATAGATCGATCATGATGACTTCGCCGGTCTTCACGTTTATGTCGCCAGCGTGCTTGTTGCTGGTTCTTTCGTCGCCTGTTGACGGGTTGACAATACGAATAAAGCCAGCCTTGTGGTTCGCTTCGTTCGTGTCCATGTGAAGCCAGCCGTTTGTGAATTCGGTGTTTTCAATTCGACGCAGACCCAGGTCGTACAATTCTTGCGCGTTTTCGCACACGATCTTAAAAAAAGCTTCTTCGTCACCTTTAGGGTCGCCAGCTTTACCCAGCTTATGCGCCGATTTCTTCGCGCCGATCCTGCACAACAATGATCTGAAGCCAGACCAAACAGGTACTTTTTTCTTCAGCATTTCATTAAGGAATTTAACAGGGTCGAAGCCCGTCATATCTTCAGGCAGGTACTTCCACCAGCCGTTAATTCCGATTGATTTACCATATTTCGCCCGAAGGAATTGAAGGCATTTGACAATATTCATATCGATGCGGGCAAGCCCATGATCGACTTCAGTAAAGAATGTAACCGGGTCAACCAGTTCATCAAGATACCAGAATTCAGATAATTTAATTCGTGTTGGTTTCATTATTTTCGGTTTTTTCTGCGTTTAACTTTTTCTTTGTATTCAATTCTGATTAATCGAAGTTTATAGTAAAGATATATAATACCAAGAACGCCTGTAATCGTTATTATAATTGAGTTTAAGCTAACTAATCCTAGCCAATCAGCGACCTGTAAAGTCACTGAAGTTACGGCGGCGGTGCTACCTACCGCATCAATCGAATCTGTTTGGGTTAATGTCATGTTTTTAGAAAAATGGGAACGCGTCCGGGTTAGTAATATACCAATTTGTAGTTCGTAAAAGCACGCCTTTAACATCATGCACAACCCTGCCTGCGCTTGAATCTATATCCGTTGCGTTAACAAATGATACATAGCAAGCAGCGCCGCTTGATAAAATAACGAATGCATCACTTGACGATGTAACCGCTTTAAAAAGTATTGGCGAGACCTGCGATCCTGTTAAAACCAGCGAGGTTGTAATATTGTAAGTATTGGTTGATTTGAAGTTAATTGTACGGCCCACTATTGTGCAAGAAAAATTGGCAATAGTGAACCCAAAATTCCCAGTAAACGTGCAAGTACCAACCACAATATTTGTCAAATGCCACGCAGAATTAAGGGTAACAGTCGTGTTTGTTGTTATCATCAGACAATTACCCCAAACGGCACTAGCACCATTCAAATCTAATGTTGTAGATGTTAAGAAGGTCAACGTGCCAGCAGATGCATCAACCGTTCCTGCAATCCATTTAAGAATACCTGTACCAAATCCATTTGTTCCGGTAGCAGTGAAGGTTCCGGTAGAATTTATATTCGTGTTAACCCGAACTGATCCCGAACCAGTTGCCCAGATCGGTGCGGCCCCTACAAAATTCAACGCTGTTACAGTTCCTGTTAATGTTCCACCACCCCCAGCTGTGAACGATCCCTTCACGTTGAGACTGAATGCGCCATTTATAACGCAGTTGCCCGCGCAGGTCATTAGCCCGGTAGTTGTTACGTCAGAAATCAACGTTATAGTTGTCGATCCAACGAAATTAACGTTGATCCATTCGCGCGAACCTATATCCAAATTACTTGTTGCGGCGGCGAATCCCACAAATATAATTGCAGAAAATGTTGTATCGTCTATCGTCCCAGCGGTGTATTTAAAATTAGTTACCCTTACATTTAAGCCAAATGTTATCGTACCGGCTGTATTTATTTCTAATGAATTTCGTATAGTTCCGGTGTTTGATAAAAGGCCAGTACCATTCATTACAATTAACGCTGTTCCTAAAGAACCAGCCGTTGACGAAGTTACGTTTTGACCAGCGTAAATAGTTTTAGCCGTGCCGTTATTGTTTACAGTGACATTTGTGGTTCCATTTAGCCCCAAAGCGCCAGATATATTGAAGTCGTCCTGTAATGTATAGGTCTGTGAAGTACCCATGAATTGAAAAACAATAGGCCACGTGTAGGTATTTGTGGTTAAGCTGCCGGTAGCGTTCATCGCAAGCGTGCCTGTACCAGTAACTAACATCGCAGCGCCGAAGGTTACATTGCCAGATACAGTGATAGTTCTGATTCCGAAAGCAATTGTATTAGTATAGCCAGTGAAATTGATTCCATTACACACTTTATTTGAAGCATCAACCGTGCAATTTGGCGACAATATGTCGAATGTCGCTACGTTGCCATCACTAGCTGTTGGAACCGCTCCTAAAGACCAATTAGTCGCCGTGCCCCAATTCGCACTGGTAATGCCTGTGAATATATTCGCTGCCATCTTTTTTTATACTACGGCCATCACTTCAAATTTTGAAGTAGTTCCGTTATACTTAAATAAAACATTCAACATTGTTGATATTACAGTCGTCGTTGGTAGTGCAATTGTTCCAGACGCCGTAAAATTCACGCCCCAAGTTATCGCCCTGGCGGTTCCGTTGTCTGTGATCTCGAATAGTATCATCTGACCATTGAAAGGTGTTCCGGTCATATTGGTTGTCATGCTTGTAATTGCTTGCGCAAGACCGGTGATTCTACCTATATCGAAATTGTCAATATTGAATACCGGAATAGCCGCCTGTGTTATAGCTACACCTCTTTTTTGTATGTTCTTATTCGTGAAGATCATCGTAAATGATGACAGGTAGCTAACAATTGCAGCCTTCCAGTTCGCGTATGTAACCGCTTTAAATAATGAATTCAACGAATCCCATACCCCAATTTTATCAGCATCTAACGGCGTCACATAATCAGCAGCCCCGTTAACAATCGCGCCAACCGTCGCGGCCGTTTCAGCAGGAGCAGCAGCCAAAGCGGCCGCATTGAAGTCTGAAATCGTTGCCGCTGTCTGTGTACCAGTGTGATTATCGCGCGCAATTGCATAAGCCTTGGCAGCATCAATATACGCTTTTACCGCTTTTTGACTTGCATATTTTAAATCAGAATCAGCTGCCAGCGAAACGTCAGTATCTTTGTTATCTACATTTTCAGGGGTGTAGGTTAAGTTTGTTTCTAAAATATTCCAATTTAACGCTAATTGGCCAGGAGCGTCAACAAGTGCCCGCACACTATCACCATTTACAACTGGTATTCCGCCAATCGTTCCAGGGCCACCAGAAATAAACCAAATATCACCCTTCATGATTGCACCAGCCGGGCCACTTCCCCCTGTGTTTGGGTATTGAAGTGTCGCTGTCACGTCCCAAGAACCGCGATCATCTAAAAGGCCAGCGACTAAACCGTCTACATAAGAAATTGTTGCTATTTGCGCCTCTGAAATAGTGCCAGATTTAAGACTTTTATTTCCATCAAATACGGCAATTTTTGAAGCGTTATTGTTCGGAAATTTAACATCTGCAAAATTCAAACGTAAATCTGCACCATAAATTTCAGCATAACTGGCTTCAGAATAAATGCCTAATCCATACCCGGAAATATCAAAGTAAGTGCCATCACCAAAATCAATCACAAAAGTACCGTCGGCACGTCTTATTTTTTGCCCGCTTCCAACGATGATGTCATTTGGCCCTGTATCATTTCCATTAGCTAATATTATTTGAAAAGTCAATGCGGCAATTTCTGAATCAGTATATCCGTTAGCTGTTGCGATGGCAGCTAAATCCGCTAACGCTTGGGCAACAGACACCGGTTTGTTTGCGTCACTGGTATTGTCAACGTTGCTAAGGCCGACGTCTGATTTAGAAACGGTCGCAGGGTTTAATAGTTCCCAATATGTACCAGATGTTTGGTACATTAAACTCATTACATAACCAGCGCCGCCGGTATCACCAGCTCGTAACGCTTGACCGCCGCGTGCTTTGATTATATGAGCAACGACAGAATTCGGCGAAAATGTCGGCGCTGTTGATGCATTAGGCCCAGCAGAAATTAACCATAATTTCTTTTTATCGTCCAATGTAACGGCAGGCGAATAAGTCGCTGTAATCACGTCAACCGATCCTGTGGCTAGTGCTGATAAACCTAAGTTAATATCCATTATATGCTAATATTTACAATTTCTGCGTTCAAATTTGATGACACAATTGACTGATTCAATACGCCATCTAAATAAACATTTATCGTTCCGCCTGAACCACCGCCGCCACCTGCAACTTCTATTTCACCAGTCAGCGGGTTGAATGTTCCTGCAACCGGGTCACCTTGATCGTCAACCAGGTTAACCTTGAATTCGTCACCGCTTTCTATTTCAGTTTCAAAAATATCATTCAGGTAAAACGGAACAGGCGCACAAGTAACAAGTTGCTTGTCTTCGCACGCGCATACGCCATCTGGTAAAACTTCAAGGTTGAATTTGCGTTCAACGCCTGAAAGGTTCTGGTTGAAGATCAGTTTGTCGTTGCCCCAAATTGAAGGGTTACCGAAGTTCATCCATTCTTCGCACGCAATGTTTTCTGGCCGGTTGTAGAATCCATCGTTTTCTTCAACGATTTCAAAAAACACGTCAGCCATTTCGTTCATCGGTTCAATAGAATCGACTTGCTGATCGTCTGTATTGTCTTTCTTGACATCAAAATCGCAAAGAAAAAGAGGTTTTACACGGCCCACATACGCGATATCTGAATCAAATCGGTTGTCTTCTTCAACAACAGGGCGCGGCAAATAAACCATTTCGCTGCGTATATCGCCTTTGTTGCCGAATTCAGCGTTAACCTTTCGACTTGATCCATGTCTGAAGATTGGGGCCGCTAATTGAAATGAAGTGACAACCGGTTGCGATAGTCCTGAAACGATTACGTAATCGTTTTTAACAAACGAAACAACTTTGTAATCAAGCCCACCAATGACCAGCGTTTTACGCGAACGAATCCAATACGTTCGACACATCGACAGCTTCCAGTTTGCCCCGTCCGCTACGTTTGCCGTAATGGTACACACCGGCGTCATCTGGTCAACTATTGACTGAAAGACAGGTATTATGTTATCAGCGTATCGCATGAATTTTATTATATCCCTATTGCCATGCGCAACTTTTGCCCTTTGTATTCAGGGTAAACGTCTAGCTTTTGGCCAATGTAAAATTGAATAGTCTGCGCGATTTCGATGCCCTTGTTGTACGTCTTAGTCAGGTTGAAATTGTCTGAATTCGGGGTTGAATTCTCGCCCTTCTGGTTAACATTGCCAGCAAGCGTCACGCGCACATTGTTATCACGTGCGTAGTAGAAATATAAAATACATTTCAACATTTCTTTAATACCCTGGCTATCGACTTCAAAGCCGTTCAGGTTTTCTTGAATCGGTGAAAAGATAGTCAGGAACCGGCCCGAAGGTGGTACGCCGCTGACCTGTACAGAAGCAAGGAACAGATTGCCCAGTTCAATACCCATCAAGCGGCGAAGAAACATACCTTCAAGCTCGTTGCGTAGTGGGTTAAATAGTTCTTCAGTGTTGTTATCCTGCTGGATCAACACCGGCCCTACCATGTCGGCGATCTTTACAATAGCATTCGCCATGATTACGGAACTATTTGACCAAAATGTTTTTTATTGAAGATCGCTGCATTTTCTTCAGTCACACTTTCGACGTGACCAGGTTTGAAGAACTTCTTCGCATTTTCATTGAATTTGTAGTTGACTTTTTTCTGTGAACGCTTTTTTTCTGTGCTGGTATCTTCTGGCCCTTCAAGAATCACATTCGTCACGCTCGTTGTTGCCATTGCAGCGGGTTTGTCCGCAGGTTCTTCAGCTTTTGGAGCTTCAACAGCTGGCGTTTCTTCTGCTGGCGTTTCAGCAGTAGGAGTTTCAGCAGCATTGATTGCTTCAGCCGCAGGTTCTTCAGCTTTTGGAGCTTCAACAGCTGGCGTTTCTTCTAGTTTCCAGTCGCCTGTTTTCAAAAGCGGTTCAGCGTTCTTGAATTTAATACTTCTTTTTTCGCCGTTAAAATTGTTCACAATACTAACGACTTGGTTTTTAGTGAATAGCATAAATACTTTAGTTTTTTTTACCACCAAAACCGCCGTACTTTCGCACGTCGGTAAGGCAGTTAACCCATCATTCAAACTAAAGCAAGTTTAATATGTTCCGAATCCTTTGTTGTATAGTAGTTTTGCTTGCTCAATAGTCATTTCAGTGTGCTTTTTGAGTGGTTTAAAGTTACCATTCGATTCGAACATCACCAGTTCGCCAGGTTCAAATTTCCTGTCGTCTTCGTCTGGTGTTCTTTTAATATTTCTTTGTAATTCAAACAGCTTTTCACTATCTTCAGTACCAATTTCTTCAACCAGTATGTCGCCTTCTGTTAAATAACACAGATTAATTATAGCGTCTGGCGTTATGTTCCGGGTGTGTTTAATATCCACAAGAAAAGCGCCCGATTCTTCCATTGTAAAAGCTTTTTCGTGTGGCCATTTTGCGTTAACACTAGAATCAAGGCCGCGATTGATTCCTTCGCGCCACAATTTCCAGTTAAATTTTTCAAGAATCAGCCGGGAATAAAACCGACCAGCTCCTGCCGTCTGATTGCTGCCGCGATAACCCGGCCAGTAATGTAGATCCTTTGTTCTTGTGCTAAAAAAATATAGATCAGTAATACCGATAATGTGATTTTCAGAAGGGGTTGCGTTTTTATACAGCCATGACCAATATTCATCGTTCACCATGTCGTCAGAACCCATAACAACCACGCCATCAACGTCAAGTTCTTTCGCTTTCAACGTCATAGCATTGTGCTTATTCGACACGGGCCGGTTAGTTGCTTCAATGTAATGACAACCTTCAGCCAGGCGTTTAGAAATTTCACCTTCGCTGCCTGCAATGATGATTTCAAAGCCAAACTTTTCAGCCTGACGACGAAACCTGTCGATGACAATCTTTTCGATGTCGTGACGTTTCCAGATTGCTATGACGAGGGCTATTTTCATTTCTTTACCGCCAAAAGCCCGCAGCGTTTAGGCTGCGGGCTTAGGTTTATAACTTCACAAATACTACGTTGAAGCGATTGCAGCCTTAACCGTTGCAATAGTATCGTAGATAAATGCCTGCTCGTCAAGTTTTTTAACGAATGCGTGGAAACGCGATTCGCCTACCATTGTGAACTGGTTTGTAATCAACTGGTCGTTGATCCATCCAATTTTCACAGTGTAACCTTCCCAACGTGAAATATTGTATTTGCTTAAATCCGCAACGAAGATTTTGCCAGCTGTGATGTCTTCAAAAGGAATGATTGTCACACCTCCGATAACTACACGGTTGAACAAAGTCGCCATTGGATATAATGGTAAACCATTAGCATCTTTTGCAGCCACAAATTCGCTGAAGAAATCAACCGGGTGCATCATTGCTACGTTAGCAAAATACGGCGTTTCGTCAGTATAGTTGTGAGTGGTATAGATATCAGTGATACACGCGTTAATCACGTCCATCATGTTCGGCGTTGCAACTGTGTTGGCTAATGGGCCAGCAGAAAACGCACGTGCATAAACGGTTGCGCCTTTTGGAATTTCAGCCGAAGCACCAGTTCCAAATAAAATCCCATTTTCTTTTTTGATATCGTGTTTCTTTTTCAAGAAGTTTGTTGCGATAGCTTGAAGATTAGGAATATCATTCACTGATTCGTCAGTCAATACCATGTGCGCAGCCACTTTGTACGGTGATGCGTAACGCGTTTCGATTTTGAAGTCGATCTGCGGTTTAGTTCCTTTTTCAGCAACGAATCCGTAGTTACCGTCTTTAGGTACAGTTTCCGTATAAGCCAACTGCGCAAGCGAAGTAGGGATTGTCGTAACTAAACCTTCAGCGATAGTTCCGCGTAAGTTAATGCTTGTTGGTGGTGCTTGTTGAACGCCAACCAAGTTCGGAGCAGCAACAGGCAATGACGCGCTGGCGATTTCCATAGGGCCTACAACTTTCAATTCGATAAAACCTGACCCCGCAGTGCGAAGTTCTTTAATTTTACCAGCATTTTCAGTGATCCATTTGTGAACTGCATTTTCTTCTTGACGGAAACCTTTACTTGACTGTTCTTTAAATTGTTTCCATGCAAGTTGTGCGCCAACGTGTTCTGTTGCGATAGTCTCAAACTTTTTAGTGAGGTCAGCAATTACACCCGCATTTTTAGTTGCGTCAGCAGTTTTGTACGCTTCAATCTGGTTGTAGATTTCAAGCGCCATGACAGACTTATGGTAATCGCGTTCTTCAGTCACATACTTATCGTATGCGTCAGAATCCATCGCTTCTTTTTCGACCTGTGTTTTCACCGTAAAGGCCGGTACTACGGGAGCAGTTAACGCATAGTTACGCTCGCTATAAAAAGCAGACACATGGTAAATCGCTGACATTGCTGCCATACCTACGGTTACTGTTGAAGCGATTGGCACACTGGCTGTCGCTGACAGTAAAACGACAAACATCAGTGTCAACACTGCTGCCGTTTTGAACATTCCTAAAATCATCTTTTTCATTTGAAAGAGTTTTTTAAGTTTTTGATTTGTGTAAACGGTGTAACGCCCCGCTGTCGTTTTGCTGATTCCGATACAACTATCGGCGTCTGCTTTTCTGCGTGCTTGTCAGCGGCGCTTCTTCAAGGGTGGATTTACCGGCCCCGTTATCTTGTGGTATGTAAATGCTGGTTGCGTCATTCGACCCACCAGCAACTACCAAACTGCCTTCTTTGTGTATTCCTAATTCTTCAACGCCCCAGAAATAACCGTCTTCTTTAACGGCTTCTTTGTTGGCGATCTGCTCAATGCGGCTGTCGTAGTAGGCTTTGTTTTCTTTCAATTCCTTCTGCTTAGAATCAATTCCCATCTTAACCATGAAGTACCGCATACGAATAGAGTTTTCAAACTCCATTTTATTGGCTTCAATTGTGGCCAGTACTTCAGGGCGTGTGATTGCCGCCTTTTCAATTTCAAAAATCAACGCTTCGGTGCTACCTTCATAAGATTTACCAACCATTGACCAGGCGATTGACGCTACAAACATCTTAACGTCTTTTGGCCAGGCAATGATCTGATCGAATTCAACCTTATGGTCAAGCGCGTACATGACGCGGCCCTGTTGTTCCTTCACCGTCTTCGTAAAACACCCGTCAAAATGCACGTCTTTATGACTATCACGGTAGCGGGTTGTAGAAATAATCGGGTAAATACAATCTGATTTCGTCGTGAAGCCTGCTGTCTTAGCCGCTTCAACCGCGAACTTTTCAGCGTTCAAAAATGTGAACTGTTCCTTCTGACGTCCTTCGTACAAGCGTGCTGTCTTCAGGGTAATGAACTTCGATTCGTTTGCTTTTAGCGCAGAAAATAGTTCTTCACGTGACTTAAAAACGCGGCCCGGAAATTCGATTGCCTTGATAATACTATCTGCCATAATGCGCTACTTTTTTACGTCAACGTTCGGGTTACCCTTTGCTTCCAATGCTTTCAAAAGCGCTCTTTTCCTTTCAGAATCGGGCATCGACTGAATCGCTTGTCTGGTTTTTTGTTGATCTTCAGGTTTCATGTTACGGCAAACATAACCCAAACAACACCAATTGAAAATCTATTTGTCTATTTGTCTAGTAAACGATAGTACTATAACAGCATCAAATTCCTTCTTCTTATATTTCTTTCTTTCTTTCTTTTTTTTTAAAGAAGTAGAAAGAATAGTCCCTAAATGGGAATAAGGAGAATTTAGGGAACATGGGGAACATCAAAAAAATCAAATCCCGACATTATCCCCGTCGGAAATGCCTGTAATTGCTGGGTAAAATGTAGTTTAGGGAGAATAGGGAACATTATTTTGGGATTTCTATTAAAATGCTGAAAACGGTAAAATGGGTAAAATGAAGAATTATATAAGGGAAAACCCACTTTCATTATCCCTTTCTCCCTAACCCTAGTGCCACTAAGGAAAAAAGCGGGGATAATGCTTTTTTCCTATTCTCCCTAACCCCTCTAATTCTCCCTAACCACCATTCTGGAAAATTTTTCAATACATTTGCTTTTCACGAAAACCTTCTTATGGAGTTATTTAATTTTTTACCGCAGACATTCTTGGGCGACATTCTGCTGTCGGGTAAATCACGAAACAATCAATACGGGTATCAGCCAAACTTCAGCAGATTCCCACTTGATTTGGGAGGGAAGGCAAAATGGACGGTTATAAACGGGCAAGAACGTGACATCTATTTGACAACAGCACCGTTGAAAATTGTTATCAACAGGCTGGCCAATATGTATGCTAACGGTAGATGGGAACATCTGGATCGCAACGGCGAACCTATACCGATGGAAAAATCTAAGATACTCCAACGACTTGCGCAGCCGAATATCTGGCAATCAAAGAACGAATTTATGTTTCAGTGGTTTGCACAGCGCTGCGTTTACGGACGAATATACACTTATCAATTGCTGCCGTCTAAATTACTTGAAGCGCCCCTGGCGATGTGGAACTTACCGCCATCGCGCACAAGCGTAAAAAGAACAGGGAACATTTGGACGGTTACCAAGATCGAAGATTTGATTGAAGGCTTTTCCCTTATCAATGACGACGGCAAGACCGACACACAGTTCACACCTAGCGAAATCATCATGTTCACATTGCCTGACTGCGATGATCCATTAATGACTGAAAGCCCGCTTGTGTCAATCCGTATGGAAATATCGAACAGCCGTGCGGCTATGGTGTTCAGGAATATCATCTTAACGAAGAAGGGTGCAATTGGTGCATGGTCTTCTGCTGCGAAAGACGTTACCGGATCAGTGGCCCTGACGCCTGACGAAGAAGAAAAAATGATTCGTGAAATGCAATCAATGTACGGGATCGGTGACGAGCAGATGTCTTTCATGATATCATCAAAGGAATTGAAATGGTCGCCAGCAACATACCCGACAAAGGAAATGATGTTGTTTGAAGAAATTGACGCTAACAAACGGGCAATGATTGACCTCTTTGGCGGCAACGATAATATGTTCAGCCGTCCTGCGTCCGGTAAAGGAGACACGTTCACGAACGTTGAAATGGGCGAAAAGATTTGTTACCAGGACACGATGACGCCAATCGGTCATGACATGGCCAGCGCATTTGCTAATCGTTTAGGCGTCACAGAAAAAGGCGAATCATTGCGATACGCTTTCGATCATTTGCCTGTTATGCAGCAAGACGAAAAGAAACGTGCTGACACAGTTCTTATCAAGGCGACAGCTTACCAGATGTTAACGCAGAACGGTTTCAACAAAGAAGAAGCAAGCACCGCGACTGATCTTGACGAACCAAAAGCAGCGCCACCAAAGCCTGCCGCAGTTCCCAAACCATCGTTGCCATAATAGAAAAAGCCCCTAAGAACTAGGGGCTTTTTCGTGATTAAACCATGCTTAAAATCGGCTCGTTTGCCTGACCTGAAACAAACATACTAAACGCGTCGCAAAATTCCTAACGCTTGCAGCTTTAGCGCAACGTACCGGATTGCATCCATCAAGTGATTGTTTGCGTCTTCAGGTTCTTCTAATGTCTTACCGCTGCTATCAACGTCACGTGAATAATTTTCCTGCTCGAATTCAATGTCTGGCGAATCGCTTGTGTAGTAGACTTCAGTGTTGCACAGCAGCCCAATACCGTCAAGAATCGAACCGGCTGGCTTGTTTGCTCCGTATGTATCGAAACCGCAACGACGAAGCATAGCTATTTTCAAGGGCCGGTTTGTGTCAGCCAGGATCATGACGCCCCGCTTTTTTATACCTAATTTCTTGTACATCCAGCGAACTATTCCTTCGTCTTCTTGCTTGATTTCGTTCATGTCCTGCACACCCAGTTTGCACATCAATTCGTCTTCTGATTTGTAGTTTAGCTGACGGCAATACATCGCGCCGTCGTAGTATTTCACCTCAACAATGGCCCAAGGATCAACCTTGCCCCAATCGTTCCCGATGTAAACTTTATTAACTTGGATCGCCAGGTATTGTTCAAGCGGTATTTTTTTCCACCTGAAGATTCGATTAGGTCGTTCAGCCTTTTCACCCATACCATACACGGCCCAATGATATGCAGATGCGGTTTCTTGATTCTCGTTGGTTACGCACCGGCGCAGCTCTTTGATCTGCTTCTTATCGAACCGCAGTACATTCGTATCACAGTCGTATGCCTTCGCGGCCGCATCTGTCAATAGTTTCTTCACCACAATGTCGCTATACGATACAGTCTGGTAGCTTAACACTTGCTTCTTCGTTTCGCGCGGGCAAAAAGGATTGTCAAGCAGGGTGCTGCGGAACGTTACAGTGTCAGGCTTCAACCGCTGCTTTTCAATGAAGTGATTCTGTTTAGGATTCCAGTCAACGATTCCGAAGTCGGTTGTCCGCTGCATTAGCTGAAGAAACACTTCTTCGCTGAACTTGTACGGCTCGTTAACCCAAAGGACGTCTTGTGTTTTACCGATGGCGCGATCTTCGTCGTCAGTCCCGGTGAAAATGATTTCGGTCTTGTTGTGTTTGAACGTCCACTTATGCAGCGATTTATTTTCGTTGAAATACTTATGCAGACTTTCTTCTTCCAGGAATTTATTCAATTCTTCAGCTGTGATAAGACCCTGTTCAAATTCCTTCACGCGTGCATTAGGATCACGCAGCCATTTGATCCATTCGCTTTCGACCTTGTTACGGCAATCGGCTGCGGTGTCACGCATGACAACCATTTCTTTATGCTGATTCTGAAAACCGTAAAGGAAAAACACCTGAAAGTCAGACCAGGTTTTTGAAGATCGTGTGCCGCCAACCTGTTCGATTAGTCTGTATTTGCGCCGAAGTACGCCTTTAGCGTCAAGATAAGTAGCCGTGACCGCTTCCCACGTTTCGTTGAAGACTTTTGTGGCTTTAAAACTGATTTCGTTAGTCGTCGTCATCGTCGTCAGCTTCTTTGTTGTTGACGATTTGAACCTTCACTGTCGTTGGTGGGGCTTTGATTTCTTTGCCGCCACTTGTCAAATCGGTCTTATCAACAAGGCCCAACGTGCGTGAAATAATGTTCGCATTGAAGAAGCCAGAAGTAGCGCCCTCAAACTGTTGATTCTTTATTGTGTCAGAAATCTGTTCGATGACCGTTGACATATCTTTCACCCATTGAAGTGGTTGGGCGCTATGCTTCAGGTGATGTTCCCGGAATGTTCTGAAATAACTTTCGCTAACACCCAAGTAAAGGCAAAGGCCCAACAGCGACATGACGCGCTTCTTTGGTATCTTCTGCATAACAATCTTAGACCCAACACCTTCACCCATGCTGATAATCATTGGTTTCGATTCAAATAAAGGATTTTTAACGCACCAATCGAAGTAGGCGCACGCTTCTTCCCAAAGCAAATTGGGATCAGCGAATAAAACGTTGACCCCGTGCTTTGTTCTGAATTCCCAGAATTTATTCCCTTTAGGCGCTGGCATATTGCAAATATACGTTAAAAGCCTAGATTTTGCATTTCACTTATCATTCTGCGTTGCGATATCATTCGCTGACGATATGTTTCTGCTTTGTAACCGCCTATCGCGTTCCATTCTTTTCGTGTCGTTATGTTGATTCGACTTTCACCGGCGTAGGCGTATGCGTGAAATCTGTCTGACTGACACGAAAGTTTTTCGTAGAACGGAACGAACTGAAACCCTTGTTCGTCACTTTCTTGCGGAATGTAGCAGTTGATCCAATCTGTGATGACCTTACTGATTTCGTCATCAAGAAGCAGCGCTTCGCGGCCCTCAAATTTGAGCCAATAAACTTCGTATTTCCTTGAAAACATTCGTTCACCGAAGTAAACTGTGCGCAGCAGCCTAATATCAGTTTCATCGTCTGAAATAACAACTTCATCTGCTGGCTGCATGGTGACGCTGACGCCCGAATAAACACAGGTAAACTTGCGCCCTAATTTGAACGGTTTGTTGTCAGGAAAAATCACACTACTGACAATTAGCTGAAGTAACAACGTCGCCTTCGTTATGCGTATTCGCATCTTCAAATGCGTGCATTTCGTTCGTTGTGCCGGTGAATGTTGTTTGCGTTTCGGTGTGCTGTGGTGCGCCCAAATAATCGTAATCTGTCGTCACGGTACAGTTCCATTCTTTTGAACAACCGGCAAGAATTAATGCGGCAGTTGCAATGATTAAGATTTGCTTTTTCATGTTACTTGATATAAAGTTTTTTCGTTTTCGGGTTGCGCTTCAACATGAAGAATTCTAAATCCATGTTCGCTTTTTGATTCAGCAGCATTGCGATAATTTCAGGAATATGACGATAGTGCCATGAAGATGAATTTTCAAGCTCGTCGTCAGAATACACCGCTTTCTTTGTGTCATCGTTCAGCGTTTGTTTGACGAAATTATTCGGTGCGACTGCATTGTTGTTGCGAATTACAAACCGACCATGATGCTGATCGTACAGTCGATATTTTCGCGCCTTTATCGGCACAAGATCAACTTCGTTAACAATTTCAGGCCGGTGCTGATCGAACACGCCATCGTTCGGAGCAATCCCAGCTGCTTCGTTGATTACCTTCTGTGCGCCCGGCATTAGGATTATTTTGCTTTCGCGCGAATTTGTCGCCGCAGCTGCTTTAGTTTTCTTTGCCATGTCGATTAGTGTTTGATACCGTTTTGTTCGTCACGCTTCAGATTGGCCGCGTGTTCGGTTAAGTGGCCCTTCATGTGTTGACGTGCTAAATCTTTTGTCAGCCTCCAATCGAAGTAGTGTTTCCACGACGGGCACAAGAAGAAAAGACACGACCCCAGCACTATCATTTGCCATGACCACCCAGGCGTTAAGAAGAAAATAATAAACCCAGCGACCCAAACGCCGCCGTAAAAAGTTAAACTGTATCTTGCGTTGTTCATAATGTGTGTAAAAATATAATTTATAAAGTTTTTAACAAAATTTTGTTCGTAAATCGTCTAATTGTCTTCTGCGAAGCAATTTTTGCAGCAGGTAAAGTTCGATTTCGGTTCAATTGGCTGTTCGACGTGTTCAGAATGGTCAAGCCATTTACCGCACTCGTCGCATTCAAATAGCTTTTCGTTTATCGCTTTGATGTCGTCAGCGTTCAGGCAGTTGTGATCGTAATCGTCGCCATAAAGTTCGATCATGCTGTTTTCAATCGTCCCGACAGTTCCGCGCAGGTGGTCGATGACTTTTTCGATCTTAAAGTTTTCCGGTTTATCCATGTTGTTAAAATTTTGTGCCACAAAAAGGGCAATATTCGTGACTTATAAAAGTTTTTTGAACAACTTCTTTTCCTTTGCTGTTCAGCCGGGTGATTCTAATAACCTGACCCGTTTTGTATCTTCGAGGAATTGCCCCTATTCTAGTTATTCCGGCCAACTCAAAAGAAACGTGTTCAATTGATTCGTCTGCCTTCTTAGCATTTTTGATAATTTTCTTTAAACACGTATTTACGTCGTGCTTTAAAGGTTCCGGTTTTTCATGTTTTTTAGCCATTTATTTTTGCTTTAGTTTAAAATAATCCTTTTTGTAACTCAACAGTTGGCAATATTTTAAGCCTTGCTTCCCTTTTTGCTTCTTCAGCAGCTTTTGTTGCGGCAATTGTTGCTGCTGCGGCCTGTTCATTCTTCGCCAGTTCGTCACGTACCACGCGGCACAATCGTTGGTGGTCCATTTCGCTGATCTTTTTATTCTTCATGTTCTTGATCGTGCAGATGTAATCGCCGACTTCTTCACGTGTTCCGATTACCCGGAACGGTACGCCATCAACTTCAAAATCCATGTGCGACAACGACAGTACTTCTTTTCCACGACTGAAATGCGATTCGACACGTGTGCGGCTTGCGTCATGCTCCATTAGCTGCGTCTTTTAACTTCACACCACAATAGTCGCACTTCGCGTTGCCCTGGTATTTCGCAACGTTCAGCTGACTGAATCCGTGATTGCATTTTTTGCCGATTGGCGTATCAATTAGACCAAACGGCTGACCATTTTCAGACGGCACAGGTTTAGTGAGTTTATGCACGACAGAATCACGAAGCCACAGGCGTGCAAATTGTCTGAACGGCCATTTGATGACGAAAACGATATTAGCCCAAAGAAGTAGTAAGCGCATACGGCAAATATAAGATTAATTGACAAATCAACACAACATTTTTTTAATTTCCGGTAAATTCTTGAATTGCTCAATTGACCGCACCATGTAATAACAGAACCCTAATTCATCAACATCAATGCTGAACTTCGTTTGCTTTGGTGAAAGCCTGCCGATTTCTGTTTTCACTTCAACGAAAATTATTTGCGCCCCAGGCAACAGAACAATCAGATCGGCAACGCCAGCTTCGACACCAGTGGAAAACATTTTGATACGATGCGCGTCACTTGACACGTCAGCGTTAGGAACTGCAAAAATTTTCAGCTTCGGGTTGTGGTGAGCCAGGCAAAACGTATTGCGGAACCATACAACTATTTCCTGTTGAATTTTGTCTTCAGATTTCTTCGTTTCCATTTCAGTGCTGCTTCAGTTCGTATTTTGAATCAAGCACAATGTTCGCCCAATACCAGGGCCACTGCGCAATTGTTTCACGGCGAAGAATCGCTTCAAATGTCTTTTTATCTTTCAGATATTTGTCAATATCAATTTCCCACTGCCTTATTTCATCTTCAAGCCCTTCAGGGATTTTTATTGATTTGTCCGTTATAACAAAACAGCCATCTTCGTCAAACCAATGCCTTTTGATGAATTCACTGTGTTTGTGCGAAGAACTATTTCCGAACACAAAATGAAACGGCTGTACCTCTTTAGGTTTTTGCCCGCCACTTATTTCATCAAGACAAGGTTGAAACCAGCCAGGGATTTTCTTAGGGGCACGCGCGGCAAAATATTCCAATTTACTAACACCATGATTCGGTACAATTTTTTCACCGTCTTTTTCATTCCAGGTTACCATTGTTTCACCAGGGAACGCAGACATGATTTTATTTTCTTGATTGTTCATAACTTTTTCTTTTCTCGTTTATACCATTTTAACGGAATCAATTGCTGCGTGTTCCGGTCACGCTTTAGCGCCGTAATTAGATCGCTTTTGTACACCTGCATATAATGACGAGTAATTCGTTTATGCTTCTGCACCACTTGCTTGACTTCAGCAACGTGATACACGCTGTTCGATTGTTTTTTACCAACAGCAATAAGGAAATCGTCAACCCGAACGGTTTGCCAGGGTGCGCAGTCGATGTAAAGTTTTCGTGTCTTATCGTTAAGTGATTCCGGCTGCATCTAACTTCTTTTTGTTTTCAACTGATTCATAAATTCTTGTAACAATATCATTTGTAAATGCAACACGGCAACAGGTCGGCTTGTCTTTATCGTAGGTACACAATTCGATTTTGTCGCCTTCTTCTGTGTGTTGATTACAACAACCGTACACACCGATCCAATCGGCAAGGTGTTCGGCAAGTTCTTCTGGTGTTTCTATATTCATAATTATCGTAATGTAAAGTTTGAAAAAGTTGTGAATTTCTTATCTTCCATCTGTTCCTTTTGACGTGTAAACCAGCCAGGTTTGTACCCCATTATTTCACCGTAAGCCATGACAGCCAGTTCGCCCTTCGACCGAACGATTCGCTGAATGAACGCAGGCTTATACCGATCCAATTTTTGAAGCTCAACCAGTTCGGTGACTTCAAGATCACCAATTTTTCGCCCGACCATGTGATTGGGAACTGTTGCGGGAACCTCAACCATAACACCTTCAGCCAACGGCTTGCCACCTTCACCACGTTCGACACCCCAGCCGTCAAATCCACAGTGAAGGCACGCAGATGCTTGTGCAAATACCATTGCTTCACATTTCGGGCACTGCTTCAATGGGGCCGGTTTTTCTGCACGCTTTTTCGGTTCCGATAGTTTCCAGATTCTTGCTGTGTCCCATCGGCCATGCCGTTCGTGATTAGCTCCGAAATCAAGCACTTTGAAATGTGTTTTGCCTTGATATGGCCGTGACCCTCGCCCGCACATCTGAAGCCAAAGCGCAAGCGATAATGTCGCGCGGTTGACGATTATACACGTGATGCTGGGTTCGTCGTAGCCAGTTGTAAGAATCCCGCAGTTGTTCAGCACGGTGAATTCACGCCGTTTGAATGCTGCAAGAATTTGGTCGCGCTCCCACTTCGGTGTTTCACTCGTCACGTACCGGGCTGCAATTCCTTCAGCAATGAATTCTTCAGTCTGCTTGATGGTGTGTTCGATGCTGACGTTGAAAACGATTGTCTGTTCGCCTAGCGCTTTCGCCTTCCATTCGGCAACAACGCCTGCGTAAAGTTTTGTTTTGTTGTAGTGAGCGTTCAAGCTGGCCCCGGTATATTCATCGCCCGACTTCTTCACTTCCAAATCACTGAAATCGTCTTGCATCTGCCATGCAACAACCGGGCACAAAAAACCCTGGTCGATCAATTCAGGTATATCGATATTCTGCACAATGTTCTGGTAATATTTGACCAGGTGCTTGCCGATTGGTGTAGCGGTTGCGCCAATTACGCGTGCGTTTGGCCAGCGGTCAAGTATCTTCGTGAAGTTGCCCTTATGCGCTTCGTCGATTATAATCAGTTCGGGTTCGTAGCCAAACATCAACCGGCGCTTCACCGTCTCAACCATGCCGACCGTAAGTAGCGCGTGAGGGTTGAAATCTTTTTCTTTCGCTGCTGCGTTGAGCACCTGAATCGAATTATTGCGAATAGCATTGAAATAGTTTTCAGTGTCGTCAGAATTCAGAATAACATCTTCAAGCGCGTTGAATGTTTGTTCAAATAATTCGATTCGATCAGTCAGCACAAGTGTCTGTGTCTTTTTCTTAGTCACGGCCCTGTTGGTGATCTCTGAAAACGTCACCGTCTTGCCTGCGCCTGTGGGTAAGCATAGGATTTGACGCAGATGCGCCCTGAAGCCCTTCGATAATTCATTTACCGAATCGTTTTGGTACTGTCGCAGCTTCATTTTACAAAGTGTATTGAAGACCGAAATCGTACTGTTCCATCAACTTCGTGACGGCCTCGCTGTTCTTTGCTTTTTCGCTGTTGTTGTGGCTTGTATAAATCCACCGTTTTGATCGTGTTTTTTCTACACGACACCAGCCTAAAATTTCGGCGGTCAGAAGTTTGATTTGTTGGTTCCGAGTAAGACGCTTTACTTTCTTCGGCTTCTTTATCCTGGGAGTGTTTTTTTTTGTCGCTTTAGCCATTTGCTTTATGTTTAGAGGTTAAAAAGGTAATTTATCTTTGTCATCGCCGTCGAATGAAATTTCGCCAGATGTTGTTGTTTTTAGTGATGCGTCAGGCGAAGATTTTACAACCATCCACCACACGCCGTTGCTTTTTCCGTCGAGGTATTCAAGTCCCGTGTAACTGACGTATGTCTTCAGCCAGCCGGTGAATGTTTTCTGCTTCAGCCATTTTTTCAAATCACTGTATTCTTCAATAAATTGGTTGTACAGAACTTTGCGATCAAGACGCACATCGAAGGGAATATTTTCTTCGTTGGCCCACTCGAAAAATTCGTGCGAAGTCGATTTTATAAACTTGCGCTTTTCCAGGTTCTTGTGTTCGTAAGTCTTCAGACCATGTTTCAAATAGTACTGCACGCATTGAATCATGAACGAATAAAACCGGTTCATTTCTGTTTCGTTCCAGTCGTCGATTAGCATGTGCCCAAATTCCTGTTCAGGTGTGTACTGATCGTTGAAGTGATTTGAAAATTCAACTTCAAATTTTCTTCGAGCAAACGAACCGCCGATGCCGCCGATTGTGTAGTTGGTTGCGATCAATGTCTTCGGCGATTCTGAAATCGGCAGCTGCACAGCTCCCTGGTTCTTATATTCGATTTGATACCCTTCGGTGATCGCACTGAACAGGTTTTCAAAATTGAAATTCTTCTTCACGTCATCGAACACAACAATCTGTGAATCGACCGTAACGGTTTGGTAGCTGAACGTTTTGCTGGGGTCGTACAACTTACCGTCAATGCGTGATACTCGTTTCATCTTGCGCAGCGCGCGCCAGAAAATACCCTTACCGCTTCCACCGTTCGGGTGCTCGCTGATTAATTCGTCATTCAGAATGATCGCTTTGTTGTTGGCTGAATTCTGAAACGAATGCAGCAGGTAGCCGATGACTGACTTCATGGTGTTGTACCGGTCAACATCTTCAGCAGAAATCAACCAGATGAACCGCCTGAATTCGCTGTCGTGATGGTCAAGTATTTCAAATTCATCGTCAATGATCTGGTTTCGCCACACGAAGCCATCAACATCAATGTAGTCAACTTTATTGATTGATTCGTTGGTGACTTTTACAGCACAATTTTTGAAATAAATGTAACATTCTTCTTTATTGTCACGCTTGATTTCAACGTCAGCTGAATCAAGAAACGAAAGATAATCGAACGTGAAGAACTTTTGATTGCTGGCCATGTAGTCGTAAGGATAGAAACCAATATCGGTGCGGTTCATCAAATGCGTCAGAACAAAATCTTTGATTCGGTTCTTGTCGGTTTCTTCAAGTAGGTTTTGATCCTTCAAGATGAAGGTGTAAATTTCAGACTTCTTCGATGGGTAGTACTTGAAAAAATTGTGCTGTTGCAGCCAAAATTTGTATTTGTGCGGGATCAGTTTTATTTTTCCATTCTCGTCGTATTCCCAAAAATCGTCAATAGCAATCGTTTCTTTGATCGTTTCGATACCCCGTTCGATCATTTCCTTATCAGCTTCAGGCATGGCGGCAATGATATCCTTCACCTTCTTGCCGCTGCGAATCATTTTTTCAATTCGTCTTTTGATTTCATGATCTTCAAAAAACTTCGATCTGAACGCGGCCTTATCCTTGTAGGCTGATTTGACGATATTGCGAATTTCGTGCTCGTTGAAATCTTTTTCCCGGAACGTCAAAAGTACCTGTTCGGCTTCTTGCTTGTGAATACCGAAGTCGTTGAACGCTTTGGCCAGCTTGAACACGTTGGCGTTTCGTTCGCCTTTGATCTTACCGAATTTTTTCTTCCACCATTCAAGCAAGTTGGTGATAATTCGGTTTTCACTCGTAACCGGGAAGTCGGCAGTGGTCACGCCGATATCTTCGATTTCTTCGATCTCGCATTTGCTCCAAAGCGATGCTTCAGGATTTATGTAGATGTCGGGGTCGTAAGATTCGTAACATGGTGAAGCCACGTAATTGCCTGCCGTGTCGAGATATGGCGAATCGAAGAATTTCGCGATCTCATTGAAGTACCCCTTATGTTTTTCCGGTTCAGGCGGAATTTGCACCAGTGCCTTGAATCCAAAACCTGAAGGCGATAACCAGCAAGCAAAAATATATTCGCACGCACTAAGCGAATCTTTGTGCGCCTGCATTTGGTCGGTCGGTATCTTATCGAAATCCAAAATGCACAAGCCCGAATGCGCTATAAAACCAGCTTCACTGCGATATCGGAATGTTCCGTTGAAACAGATCACAGGTAATAATTCGAGCTTCAGGGCATCGCGTTGTTCCTTGTTTTTAGTCTTACGAATCTTTTCGATGGGCCGCTGACTTGCGCCTTCTTTGATGCGTTGAAAGACTTTTGAAACGTCCCGATTGTAGCCAGTATTGACGCTCTTTGTCGTTTTGAACAAAGTTACTAGATGCTTCATTTGTAGGTTTTAGTAGGCTTAGAAGCTATTATTAGAACGGTAGATCGTCGTCGCCTTCAGCAACAAAAGTTTCAGCGTTTGCAGCGCCGTTGTTATCACCGTTCGGTTTGTCCTTGCCTGCTGTCTTCTGGTCAATGAGTGCTTCAACCTTCCACGCGTCAAGCGTGTTGAAAACTTTAACGGCCCCGTCTTTTGGGTTCGTCCACTCGCGGCCACGAATGAAAAATGTCACTTCAACCGGCTGGCCGGTCGCAATCTTGTCGAGTAATTCGACGCGATCCTGTACGGCTTGAAATTCGATTGTCTGTGCATATTGTCCACTTGCGTCTTCAACAACGAAGGTGCGCTTCTTAAACGTGTCGCTGACCTGTTCAACAACGCCTTTTCTTTTTAGGGTTCCTTTGATTGAATACATTAGTTTTTGAATTTAATGAAGTTAAGAAATCCTTGCGGGTCTTTTGCAAACGCCACAATCGCTTGTCGCCACACACGGGCGATGAATAGTTTATCTTTTCCCTCAACTTCGCGCCGCACCTTTAAAGCAGCAACAGCCTTGTTGAAATTCAGCGATTCTTCTTCTGTTACGTGTATGTTCATGCTGAAACGAACATCGACACCTGGTTGTTTTTCCATAATTGAAATATTGTTTCGACAAATGTATGAAAAAACTTTTAATTGATTTGTCGATTAATTGAAAAATATTTATTTATATTTGTACCGTCAAACTAAAAAAGCAAAAGAAAATGGACATTAGACTAAAATCGTTAACCCTTTTAAACTTCAAGGGTGTACGCAATCAACACATCGAATTCGATGCAACCGAAACGACCCTGCTGGGCGAAAACGGAACAGGAAAAACAACAGTTTTCGACGCCTTTTGGTGGTTGTTTTTCGGAAAAGATTCAACCGGTCGAAAAGATTTCGAGATCAAAACGCTTGATTCAAATAACAAAGTTATTCCAAATTTAGACCATGAAGTTCAGGCCGAAATTATCGTCGATGGCCA